AATTAATCGTAGAATTAATGAGGCTTTGGAAAATTTTAGTGCAGCAAAGACTTTAACTGAGAAGAAAAAAGTAGTACAAGAATTACATAAAATTGAAAAACAATTGGTTGATGAAGGTGTTATATCGGAGTTTCAAGGCATAAGGCGACTTTTTGGCATATCAAAGGATGTTGATACGGAAGCGGAGCTGATGAAGAAGGTAATATTCAAGACAACTGATTTAAAAGAAGGTGGAGAAGTTTACATGAGCAACGGTGGAAATCCGCATTTAGAATCAGAGAGATTGATGGCGTATGATCCGGGGGAATACACTCTTCCGGTCGACCCGTCCGACAAGGACATCGACATTGACATAGGCCCTTATCACGATCTGAGCCCGTGGATGGACATCGATGACTTGGAATTCCTGTTTGACGTATCAAACCTTTCCCCTGAAAAAATCATGGAAGTTCTCGTTCAGAACGGCGTTCCCGTTGAAAAGGCGAAAGCTGCCGTGAAGCGAAAAGTCATGAAGGCGAGGGACGGTGGCATCGTGCAGTATTTCCAGAACGCCGGAGAAGTGAAAGGAATTAGTAAATTTGACGTCAAGCCGTACATTCCCCCAAGTTTAAGAATTGATGAGGATCCCCTGACTCTGGGAGCCATCGGAGAGACCGCCAGCGAAGTCGCTGAGACGGCCTGGCCGTATATGATACCCGGCGTGGGCGAACACCTCTCTAAAAAAGATTATGAAATGTTTTCTGCACAAGCTGCACAGGCTTGGGAGGAAAAAAACTATCCAAAGTATGCGGGCATGCTTGCTCTTGGAACGGTCGCCGCGGGCGGCATCATTCCAAACTGGACCGTGGTCGGCGCCGTGCCGAACGTGGCTCTTGGCATTTACAAGGGTGTCAGAAAGGCGTTGACGCCGAAGATGATCGCGCCTCCGATAAAAATGGAGAAGCGCTTCACCGTCCAGGATGACGCGGGCAACAAATTCTATCAGACAAAAAGCGTGGATGACGCGGAAGTGGCGAAACTCCGTGTCCAGGATAAAGAGGGCAAGAACATGAACGTCGTGGAAACGGAGGTTCCAATAAAACCAAAAAAGACGAAGCAGGAGATCGTTCCCGCCTTCACCCTGACGGCCGATGACGTCATCGGTTCAGGAAACAACCGACTCTTCTATTCGAAGATGGATCATTATTTACAGGGAACAAACGGCAATCTCCGCGTCAAGACGGGAGCGTCAGGCAATGTCGCCGACATTCCGATCAACGAAGTAAGGTTGAGCGCGAAGGAATGGCACGACTCATTCCGCGCCGCGAACATCAAGGAGAGCGAATTGACGGATGCCTACATCCGTGCCTATCTGAACAAGAAGGGCGGCTTTACAAACGGAAAATTCACCAACAACCAGAAGATCAGCTATGCTGAAATAAAAGAGTTGATGGATCAATCACCGTCAAAATTCGTTCAGGCGTCCAAGTACAGCGACGCCGACGGGACTTTGAAGTTTGCCGATAGCGGAAGGGCGGAAGGTTATAAGAACGGAACGAGGGAGGAGCACGTCCTGTGGATGGACTCCAAGGATATTCGTGGCGACATACAGGAGCTGCCGTCAGGTGTTAGAGGATATGAAGGGCACAAGGACATGAGAAAAGTGACGGATGACGTCAATTTCAGCGCCAACAACAAGCTGGAGGGGGAACCCTACGTCATCGGATGGTCGCTCGTGGACGACAGGCCGGGAAAACTGGCCAACGGAAAATCCGTGACGGTCACGACGGCGAATGAGATCCAGTCAGACTTCCTGCAGAAGGCCGCGTCGAAAAAAGCAACTTTGAAAAAGCAACTACGTGCCGCCATGCAGTCAGGGGACAAGGAGGCCATACAAAGAACCACGATTCAATTGGAGAACATATTCAGGCAGATGCCCAAGACAAGCGCGGAGGTCAAGAGCTATGTGAATGAAATTCAGAAGGCCAATAAGATTTTTGACGATGTCGCGAGGATGGATCTGAACGTCGTGGACGACGCCGTCATGAAGCAGATGGATGATGCCGCGAAAGTGCGCGATGATGCACTCAACAACTTAGTAACCTTCATAGACGACATCGATCCGAAGGACCTTTTTCCTAACATTCCGTTCAAGGACCAGAAGGACTGGGTGTCTTCATTGATTAAAAATGATATCGCCATAGCGGCGAAGAAGAGATTCTACTTTGATGAGAACGGCGTTCTGCAAATCAACAAGAACGCGCCGTCGCACTATACGGTCAGCCCGAGCAAGGTGGTCAAGAAGAGATGGAGTGTTCCTGATCAATTTGGCATGCACGTGCCTGCGAACATGAGGACGACGCAACAGCACGGAAAAGGCGTGGCATACGATTTGGAATACGGCGGTCCGAACGTGACCGATGCGTCAGGAAGGCATTTCACGGGCAACGCGGAAGAAACATTGAAAAAGATAGCTTCATCTAAAAATGCAGAGTTTTCCATAGGAAAGGTTAAATTTAAAAATAAGATGGAGGACTCTTTCCTCATTGAACTGACACCTGAGATGTTGACACCGTACGTACAATACTTTAAACACGGGGGACTGGTGGAAGCAATACCCTACAATCCATTACGATCCGTCCTTGATGTACTAGGACCGATAGGAGCATACTAATGGCAAGAAAAATACAACAGGACTACCCCAACGTCGACAAGGCGATGTACCCCAATCCAAGGGACGCGCTTACCATTGAAGAAGAAGGACAGACAATAAGCCTACCCGAGGAACAGCAGAACGGCGCCGGACCACAAATCATTAACGAAGAAGACGGAGGCGCGACACTGGACTTTAATCCGGAGATGCGCGCGCAGGAGGGAAACTTTGAAGGCAACATAGCCGAATGGATCGAGGACAACATCCTTGAAAGGATATCATCCGACCTTCGCAGTAATTTTGAGGATGACAAGAATTCACGCTCCGATTGGGAGAAAGCCTATACCGAAGGACTCGACCTTTTAGGATTCAAGTATGAGGAGAGGGCAAAACCATTCACGGGAGCGACAGGCGTCACCCATCCATTACTAGCGGAAGCTGTCACGCAGTTTCAGGCACAGGCGTATAAGGAATTACTGCCACCGGGCGGACCCGTTCGCGCGGAAATTCTGGGCGATCCGTCACCTGAAGTGGAACAGCAGGCGGAACGCATTAAGAATTTCATGAACTATCAAGTTACCTGCGTCATGCAGGAGTTTGATCCTGAGCTCGATCAAATGCTGTTTCACCTGCCACTAGCGGGATCAGCGTTTAAGAAAATTTATTATGACGCGCAACTGGAGAGAGCCGTATCAAAATTCATCCCGGCGGAGGATTTGGTTGTTCCGTATCTTATTTCCGATCTGGAATCATGCATGCGCATTACGCACATCGTGAAGATGAAGAAGAATGATTTACGCAAGAACCAAGTTTCAGGGTTTTACCGAGACGTGGAACTGCAACCGTCCAAGGCGGATGTTTCCGATTCCAAGGAAAAACAGGACAGCATTTACGGAGTGGACCAAGTTTCATTCAGCGAAGAGGAATATAATTTATTGGAGATGCATGTTGACTTGGACATACCGGGATTCGAGGACAAGGATGAAACGGACAATCCAACCGGCATCATGTTGCCGTACATTGTCACTCTTGACGAGGATTCAGGAAAAGTTTTATCGATCTACAGGAATTGGAGACAGGGCGATGGCACACGAAAGAAAAAACAATATTTTACACACTACAAGTTTTTGCCTGGCCTTGGCTTTTACGGCTTTGGTCTTATCCACATGCTCGGAGGTCTCTCAAGAACTGCGACAGCAGCCCTTAGACAACTTATCGATGCAGGTACGTTGTCCAATCTCCCTGCGGGCTTTAAAGCTCGAGGGTTGCGCATTAAGGACGACGATGAAGCCCTTAATCCGGGAGAATGGCGCGATGTAGACGCACCGGGTGGAAACCTGCGTGAATCATTGATGCCGCTTCCGTACAAGGAACCAAGCGCGACACTCTTTCAATTACTGGGATTTGTCAGTGAAGCGGGAAGGCGCTTTGCAGGCGTAGCCGACATGATGATGGGTGAGAATGCGGGAAGCCAACAGCAACCTGTCGGAACAACGATGGCCATTCTGGAACGTGGCATGAAAGTCATGTCCGCCATCCATAAGAGACTGCACTACGCACAAAAAGTAGAATTCAAATTATTAGCAAAAGTTTTTTCCGAATACTTGCCTCCCGAGTATCCATACATGGTTGCCAACGGCAATCAAATGGTGAAACAAACGGACTTCGATGATCGTATCGATGTCATTCCCGTGTCTGATCCAAATATTTTCTCCATGGCGCAACGCGTCACATTGGCTCAGACACAGTTACAATTGGCACAGTCAAGTCCGGAGATGCACGATTTACATGAGGCGTACCGCCGCATGTATGCAGCATTGGGTGTTCAGAACATCGAGAAGGTACTTCCACCACCTCCTCAGCCTCAGCCGACCGATCCCGCGATCGAGAACGCTGGAACATTGAACGCTCAAAAGGCCACGGCGTTCCCTGATCAGGATCATTCCGCTCACATCAGGGCGCACCGTGCGTTCATGTCATCCGTTTTGGTGAAAAGTAATCCTCAAGTTATGTCCTTATTGCAAGGGCATATCACCGAACACGTTGGATTAATGGCGCGCGCCATGGTACAGGAGGAAATGCAACCTGAAATTGAAAAAATTACTCAACAATATGGCGGTCAACTGCCTCAAGACATTCAGGCACAGCTTCAAATGCAGATGGAAAGCGCTGTTGCCGTTAAAATTGCCGAGATCATTGAGCAGATGGTGGCGGAAGAACAGGAAATGTT